GGAGTGGAAGATGCCACCTCATCCACCATCGCATCCACTTTCGGGGACTTAATCCCCAAGAACCTCATGGCAGATGCGCCGGCAAAGGCGGCCCCGCCTAAGATCGTGGCCTTCTTTAGAAACCCTCGTCTATTTACGTCCATATTTTCCCCCTTATTGCGTTACCTTAGGTTCCTGAGGCTTAACCTGCTCACCACCTTGTTTACCCCCTCCTGGAGCTTCGGGAGACCCCTGGGCGGTATTCCCTCCACCCCCCTGAGGCAATAAAGGCACTTCGCCCTCTCCACCCATTACGCCAGCCATCTGGCCCTCCATGATGATCATTTCATCTTTGGTCGGCACAACATCATCGTTTGGCATTTTTAGGGTTTTCACCTGCTCTCTCAGTAAAGAGGCTCGACCCTTAAGACCCATAATAGCCAAATCAGTTGGGTTGTTGGTATTTTGAAGAAACTCACCTCGCCTGAGTTGTAATTGCTCAGCCATGATAAGGTACTCGCTGGCCCTGGCCAGAACCTTGACATCGCCCACCTTGTAAATATTGTCGTCAAATAGCATAATATGAGTCCAGTGCTCTTTTATGACCTCCACAATCACTTCCTGGTCAATGTGGGTAATGACATTCCGCATATTCGAGTTGGCGTTATTGAGAAGCATGGCCAATCCGGAGGCGGTCTCGCCTGCTCCCCCTATCTTCTCATTACCGTATGTGTAGGCAGGGATCCCGGATTGCTCACTCGCTTGCTGGAAGAAATAGTCGTAAACCTTGATAAGCTCGGCACTGAAGGCGTCAGGCTGGAACCAGTTAATCGCCGGCTTACCGGTTAGGGTATCGAATTTAACCTTCCAAAGCTTCCAAGGGTAGATGTCCTCTGCATCCTGACCGGGCTGAAGGCGATCAGTGGCTATTTCCCCTTGAGGCCCTGAAGCGATACTCAAATTGTTCACAAGGGCTCGCGCAGTGCCGTTGCATACCTCCTGAACATCCCTCATAAGCATCGGAGGGCTTTTTCCCCATATCGCATCATTCGCGGTCTCAAAGGACGTAGCATAATACGGCCTGCGTCCCAGGGGGTGACCGTTGGTCCTAGCCATAACCACCCAGTTACCAATTAGTATCCCGGTGATCTGATAGTCTGCCCATGGGTCGGGTATTTTACTTTTATCTATACCCCATTCGAGGAGCTTCGTGCCCTGAACTGAACCCCAGTATATAAGGGCATCGATAGGTGGGTCCGGGTCGTCCTCCTCGAGGCCTCTATTTTCGAGTCTGAACCTCTCCTGATCGATCGCCAGCCATTCTCGGAGACCACCCCGACCGTAATCGTCCAAGGCCCCCCTGATTGCATCGTTGTTATACCCCTCGACGCCTATCATCTGCATGAGGTCGGTCCTGCGATACCGGATACGCTCAATGAAATAGCCATCTTGGATGTGTTTAGCCCCTGGCGCCGGATAGCAATCAAACGGGCTCACCCTACGGTATGTCCTCGTGTACCTGGGTTCAACGCTGGGGGACCAATGACCATCCCCGTCACGCTTCCAGACCAAGACTCTCTTTAATTTGATCTCAGGACCACAGAGAAAGGCAGTCGGGAAGGTAGAAATGTCCTTAATGAAATCACTTAGCGCAGGATAAAACCCCCCCTGGAGGAGGTCATCCTGAATATGGTGTTCCATGCGGCCCATTGCCTGCTTGGCCATCTTGACCTTTTCAGCAAGCATCTGATCGTGAAGCTCGTTGAGCCTCATGTCCAGGTCGTCCTGGTTGAAAGGGATGCCCTGAAGGGCGAGAACCTGAAGGGCTTCAGTCTCGACCTGCTGTATGAGTTGAGCTTCGGTGTCTTCGGGTAGTTCAGGAATTGGTGTAGGATCTAAAGACCACGGCTTATCACCGGGAGGCATTAGAACTTCGTTCATCTTGGCTTCAGCGGCCCGGCACTTGACGCTCGTAAGCATCATGAAGACATCCGTACCGCCGTGCCGTTGAATCTTAGCTAGATCGCTTGGGTCGTATTCCCCGTTTCTCTGCCTAAGACACCTTAAAAGCTCGGTTTCTATATCCTGCTTAGCCCTATGAGCTGCTGCCCATCCTGTCTTAATGTGGGATGCAAGAGATAGAACCTCCGGCTTATGTTGCGCCCTCTCAGCAACATGCTTGTCAAACTTCTCCTTCTGGATGAGGCCATCAGGGGAGACTATCCGGATAAGGCCCTTACTGAGGGAAGGACTTGATGTTGGGATAGCTTGTAGGGGTTCAGATAGACCCATTATTATCCTTTTCAACTTTCCGAACGATGATAGTTTTTACAAAAGGCACCCAAGTACCGTTATGGTTTTTCTTCCAAGAGAGAACTTTCTTTGCTTCAATCAGCAGTGAAAGGCCTGACGCGCTTTCATGTTTTGGTCCACATAGGGCCATTAGGCTCCTTTACCTTATTCATAATCGCTGAGTCCGAGTTCTTTTGTGACGTCTCGTAACTTACCGTTTTTGATATGGAAGACCCTTGGCCCATCAGGCCCTCTAACAAACCTATCGTCCTCTGGGACATCCGCCTCATCTAAGATTTTGGCACAATCTAGTATTTCCTTCACTGAAGGACCCATTATTCCTCTCTCTTCGCCTCACTCACAAAAGGATTCTGCTTTTGCAATCTAGGTAAAAACTATCCACTGAACCAAATCTATCAAAAAATATTACTTACACATTGTCTTCCAATGGAAACCAATCAATACGAAGAAGCTTCCTGGGAGTTTCCTCATCCACATGCTCAACTTTAGGCTCAACTTTGACGGCCATATCTTTCGGAAAAGTAGCAGTCCATTTTTTGTCTTTAGGTGGCATGAAAACTTCCTTCAACCTTTTTTCTACTTTAGTCATTACGTCCACCCTCCCGGATCTGCCCTGGGATCACGTCCACCAGGCTTGAATTGGCCTTGCCCCGGCCATGGGTCTTGCTCCAGGCTCGATAGAAGATACCGCAAAGCATTCAGGGCAGGATAATTAGCATCTGGCTTAGAACTAGCAAGATGATCCCGCGTGAACCCTGCCATCTCCTGCCGGACCTGAGCTGTCTTAGGCATAATCAGGCTTTTCCCCCACTCCATCACCAACCCCAGGCCAAATGAGAAGTTAGAGGCCATTGCGGCCGGGGCCAGGTGGATAAATCCTCCATTATGATACCTGGCGATATTGTTGAACAACCCCATGAGCTGCCCGTACTTTTTCTGAACGTCCACGTAAACCTCGGAACATTTAAACTCCCGGCACTTGTCAATCAAGGCCTTGAATCCTCGGGTCGGCTGGTCGTCCTGGTGTTCATGAATAAGATAAAGCGTATTCTTGCCCACCTTGTTGAGATCGATCATTTGCCCCCATATCGAGAAATACAACGGCGAGGAGTCCACCGGCCAATTAAGGGCTGCCCGGACATCCCTGAGGAATAAGACCCGCTTTTTGCCTGATATCCCCGTGATGGTGGCGTTCAGGTACGTGTTACCACGCATGATCTTTATGGTTTCAGCCATCAATTCATCCAAGGGAAGAGGAGATCGGGGGTGTGGAAGGTCAAAGCCAAAGCATCGGCCCTATCAGGCGAACGACCTAAAAGCTCCCTTATGTCATCCTTCTTCATAACCCGGACCTTCCCGTTCAAAACCTCATAGGTTGGGGTGGCCAATTCCTCAATCAGAATATCATCGGGGGGCAACATAGATCCGGGATCGGTGCGTAACCACTCCCGGGTGGCCCACCAGAGCTGATCACGTAAGATGTAGAATTCCCCTAGCTCGGTCTTCTCGGTAGGCGAGGAAGCTACTTTAACGGCTATAGCGGTACATCCTGCCCTCTGCATGTGGGGGGCGACTCCCGCCCCTACCCCTGTTGCGTCCACATTGGCCCTCAATAAATCACCACGGCCCTTATACTCGGCAATTGCTCGGTCTCCCGTAACAGCCGTGTCAACTCCGCTCCAATGGATCATCCTCTCGACATACCCTCCATACCTGAAACACGATACACTTGGATCAGACCCGAACTCGCCAACGTCCTGACCCATAATACCCATGGTGCCCTGTGGAGGAACCTCGCCGTATTCAGAGACATACAGATCCCATCGTGACCTCGCCCTCGAGATCCACTCTTTGGATATGAGCTGGTTGGTCCCGAGGGATGGGTACTCACCCAGGACCATGTAGGAAAAGGCGGGCTCCATGACCCGATAATACCCTGCCTTCAGGGGTGGATACTCAATGCCAGCTTGGCTTTTAGCCGTGCAACCCACCAAGAAATCAGGTAATTTATAACAATCCCCTTCGACAGGCTCAGGGTCAACTAAAGGCCGGCACCACTGATTCACTCGTCTGACCGTTGTTTCACGGGTCACAGCGCCTGGGATCTGATCCTGTCCGGTAATCACGTTAGGGTGGTTGAAGGCACTGAGTTTAACAATATTGGCCCGTCCATCCCTCTCCATCGTGTAGACTGGACCCATCTCAGCGCGGGGGTTAAACATCACGAGAAGGCGGGCATGGCCCCCGGACATACATGACTCGATGCCTTTGTAGACTTCAGGGGGTACAGCGTCGCCTTCATCAACGATAAACAAGAGAAAAGGTGAATGCTTTCCGGAAAACTTGCCTTCCCGCTGCGCTTCGGTACCGGCCATGGGAATGGTAACGCCAGTCACGAATGACCTAGCCGAACGACTTAAATTCAAGGCAGTTGGGGTGTCTGGCTTAAAAACAGGGGTGTGCTTCGCAATAATATCGCCTATTTCGCCCCAAAGAAGCTTTTTAAGGTTCGATTCAGGGGGAGCTGCCGCAGTGTAGACCTGGGCGTCTCCGAACACCTTGTACCACCAAACGGCCACCCGGGCAGCCCCGTGGGTCTTACCTGTGGCATTTGCACTCTTAGCAACGGTAATTTCATTATCTCTCACCGACTCCATCATCGCCTTGACTTCAGGAGTGTAGGTTTCCCCTAAAATGTCTTGGCCGAAACCAACAGGATCGGCCTGATATTTAGAATAACTCTCACCCTCACCAAACTGTCGATCAATGGAAGTTAATAGCTGATCGAATAGCTCGTTTTGCATTGAGCTTACGAATGATTGCGCTTCGGGCATCTTCGCTTACCTCGCCAATCACTTCTAGGA